TCCAAGACGTTAAGTGTGACGTATTAATGTGCGATCCACCTTATTCAGAAAAAACCCATAAAGGGCGCAGAACGGGTAGCGAGATTCGTAAGTCAGGAATTGAGTATCAATATATTGTTGAAGAAAATGCAATTGAATTAGCTCAATTTTGGTCTGAGCGTACTAGGTGGTGGGTAGTTATATTTGGCGACCATAGGCTGGCGCAGGTACCGGAACAACGCTAATGGCTGCAGCGCAACTAAATCGAAATTGTGTAGGCAGCGAAAAAGTAGAAGAAACTTACAGGCAAGCAATGATGCGAATTGACTCAGGATTTACAGAGGATATGTTTGTCGCATAATTTGGAGATATGAAATCAATGATCAATAAACTAATAAAAAAAATTAAAGCTATTTGGCTGAACTACAAAAACGCCAGAACCATGAAGCGTGTATTGAAATACGGCGGTGATAGCCAAGTACGAGGCCATGCGCTGTATCTCCATTTCATTAAAGACTTTGAACGAACATCAAGAAAATGCCCGATTAGTCGTGGTGATTATGAAATATTACTTCAGTATATGCTGGCAACAGGCCTTAAGTTCACTGTAAACCGTGATGATATGAATGACTTACTGGCAAATGTTGTCAGAGGCGCAAAGAATATTAGAAAGTTACAAAGTGGCGATGATCTCCCGAGTAAATCAATTAATTAATTAAGGTTAAATAAAAATGAGTGTCGTATCAATTTTATCTAAAGCTAACGCTAAAACCGGCAGTTATGAAGCCGCATTAACCGTTAGCATTATTAAAAGTTGGAAAAATAAATCGTTTCTCTTTATCGAGTGTGAAAGCTGTAAGGGTGAAGGCTGCTCTGCATGCAAAGGCAAAGGAAAAGTCAATCCATTTATCTCGGGTACCATTTATGGGAAAGAAACGCGCAGCAAGGTATTTACATTTAGCCATGAGGAATTAGCTTGGGGATTGTCCGGTTCGAGTAACGGTGAATATCGAATGATAATGGCAAAGTACATCGACACCGAAGGCAAAGAACGATTGGCGTTATTATCTGCAGCCATCACCGAAGCCCGGATAATATCAAACTTAAAAGGCTGGAGAACCGAAACATTCAAGCAAGAAACATTAGAACTTGCGGCCATTACTGCGATCGATGAAATACTGGATGAAAAAACGTGTTATTTATGTAAAGGCAAAGGTCAGATAAGGTCATTTGAAGAAGGTGAGGGCGTAAAGTTTGTAACCTGTTTTGATAAACCAAGAGGATGCGGCGGCATTGGATATAAAGATTGGTCCATGCGTAAACGTGCTCAAGGCTGCGGATTGCATCCAGAAACATTTCGAAGTGGTGGGTGGAATAGTCGTTACATGATTGTATTGAATGAGTTTAAGAAGTGGGAAAGTACCGGGTTAGCGCGTATTTATTGGAGGACTAGGGGTGATGCCTAAATTAAAGCACGGTTTATCCGATATACCAGAATACAAGACATGGTTATCAATGAAAGCACGTTGTTACAACAAAAATACTAATAATTATCATAGGTATGGTGGACGAGGAATAAAGGTTTGCGATAGATGGTTAAAATCTTTTAAAAAGTTTTATTCAGATGTAGGGAAAAGGCCGGGGAAAGGATATTCGTTAGATCGTATCGAGAATAATGGTAATTATGAGCCAGATAATTGCGAATGGGTGACGCAGAGAACACAGTGTAGAAACACAAGCAGAAACACTTATATTAACGGAGTGCTGGTAATAGAGTTATTAGAAAAGCATGGTATTGATAGACGTACATTTAAAGATAGATTAGCTAAAGGCATGAGTGTTGATGAGGCACTAACAGCGCCAGTAATTCAAAGTGATCGTGAAAAAGTGATTATAGGCGGAGTATCTTTAAGTAAAGCAGAGTGGGGAAGGAAGAACGGTATAAGCACCCAAGTTATCAATGGGCGCATAAAAAGAGGATGGGCTGCCGAAAAAGCGGTGACGCAACCAACGAGAAAAAAAGAAAATAAAAGTTGATTAGGGGTAGACCCCGACAGAAAAAGGTGTATTATTTCTAACATACGCGAATTGTCACTCAAGGAAATTCGTTTTTATATCTAAAATAAAGTAAGCCGCTTAATTGCGGTTTTTTTGTGTCAGAAATTTACCTTTATATTTAAAAAGCAGGAGTTCGTTATGAGTGATTCAAAAGAAAAGAAACCTAACCCAGATGACGTTCTAAAGCGTATGTTAAACACGCCGCCTGCTAAAAAGAAAAAAAAGAAATAGCGCAGCGGGTCTGCCTTTGTCACTCCCTCACATTGGTTATCCTTTCGGGTTATCCCAATTATGGGAGCCTCAAGGGTCAATGAACTATATTGGGTAGTACCTATACCTACAAACCCAGATTTATCAAATCCCTCAGACACAGTCGGAGAGTTTGCTTGGTCATGCCGTTACACGATCCCAAGGGAGTCCAGCAAGAAAGACTTCGTTCTTGTATTGGTGGCTCCGTTTCACCCTTTGCCGCTTTCCCCTTGGCTAGGCTACCAGAGATAACGGTCTCTGAGACTTTGCGGGGCAATCCAATATGTTGGTTAACATAGCGTACCTCCTTATTGGTTTGGCCTTTCGGCAAGAGTAATTATGGCACTATGAGGACAGGGATCAATCTTTCTCATCAGTAAATTTAACAACACCTTTCACGCCTCTGTATTTTAAATGGAGAAATTAATTTACTGGCGCACCCTGAGAGGTTTCTTATTAATGCGGCGGGGTAGAACGGTTCAATACATCTGACTCATAACCAGACGATACCCGGTTCGACTCCGGGAGCCGCTACCATATTCACCAATTCTGCTTAACTTAACCAGAATCCATAAATATCGGCTTCACCTAAGCCCGTATTAGAGCAATACCGGCACCAAGCCATATCAATCCATACCTATTTAGTTAGAATAATAGGTTAAGTATCATCAGTAACTTATTGATTATTAGTTAATTTGAGGCAAATACTTGTCAAAACTAAGTAAGAAAGAACGTAGCTTTGGCTTGAAAGTGAAGCGCATCCATTTTGGTACGTTTGACTACACAGCTTATTGTGTAATAGGCCCATTTGGCAGAGTAAAGAAATACCTGCGATGGAAGTTTGAAGACAAACATTTTTATGTACCAAAGCATGGTACAGGTTACGCAGGACTTTGTTTTTATCAACCTGGTTATGTTCCTGTTATTTGGTTGCCAAAAAAACCAAAGTCAGTAAACGATATAGCTATTACAGCACATGAAGCTTTGCATGTTGTCCAACATCTATTTATCTGGGCTGGAATACCTATGAATCAAGAAACAAAAGAAGTTTCAGCCCATACATTGCAATATTTAGTAAAGCAAATCCTAAAATAACTAATGCCAGACTGTTCCACATGGAACTGTTTAAAACTATGCGGAGTCAGCCCGTTATCTGACAATCCTTTAAACCATGCTCTGCATTAGCAGAATACATCGGAGATAAACCCATGACTATACCTAACAGTCGAAAGACTGCGGCAGTCGCTAAGAAGAAAACAAAGAAAAAAGCGGCTAAGAAGAAAGCCGTGAAGAAGAAACCTGTAAAAAGGAAAACAGCCAAGAAGAAGGTCGCGAAGAAAAAAATTGAAGTATTAACGCTAGAGCAGACTATTCGTGCTGAAGCAGTTAAGACTGGAAGACCAAGTATTTACACGAAAGATATTGCTTCAGAAATATGCGTGCGTATTGGTATAGGTGAAAGTCTGAATACTATTTGTAAATATGACCGTATGCCTTGTAAAGCAACTGTTATGTTTTGGTTGGTTGATGCGGTTAAAGATAATGCTTCTCCTGAATTGAAAGAGTTTTTAGACCAGTACACACAGGCACGAGAACATCAGGCGAATGGATGGGCTGATGAAACTGTTGATATTGCTGACGATGGAACGAATGATTACGTTGAGAAAGTTGGTAAAGACGGTAAATATGAATCATTAAATAGTGAGAATATCCAGCGTTCCCGTTTACGGGTTGATACTCGCAAATGGTTTTTAGAAAGATTAAAGCCCAAGAAGTACGGCACTCAACTGAAGGTCAATCATGACACACCAGAAGATAGTCCTCTTGCTATGTTAATGAAGGAAGTATTCAGCGTTGGCCGAATTAAGCCCACAAGCGTTCCCACCACCTGATCTTAAACACGAAGATCATGAAACATGGGTACTTGAAACCCTAAAGAAGTTTGGAACTGATTTACTAAAAGACCGTTGGTGGCGGATTAATTCACTTTACTGGATACAGGGTGAAGAAATAATTATCGGAGATGATGGCGAACCTGAAACAATTCATTTTCAACTATTGTTTAGACCAAGACCAGCGCAGATAAAATTCTGGAATGAAATGTGGTATTTCAATCTAATATTAAAATCACGGCAACATGGATTTACCACGTTCATTGATATCTTTATTTTAGATCAGACGTTTTTTACGAATGATATTCATGCCGGTATTATTGCGCACAACCGTGAAGATGCAGGAAAGATATTTGATTCTAAGGTCGAATATCCATACAGGCATTTACCTGAATTCATAAAAGAATCTAATCCATTAGTCACAAAGAGATCTGGATCTGAATTATCGTTTGCTGAAACAAACAGCATGATTCGTGTTGGCACATCATTACGATCAGGCACATATCAGTTATTACATATCTCTGAATACGGAAAGCTATGTGCCAAGTTCCCGGAGAAAGCGGCTGAAGTCAGAACTGGCGCATTGAATACAGTGCATGCCGGTAGTTTAGTGTTTATCGAATCAACGGCAGAAGGTCAGGCCGGTGATTTCCACGATAAGACGATACGCTCACACAACATGAGCATCCAGAAAGACCGGAAGTTATCGAAAAAAGATTATAAATTTCACTTTTATGCTTGGTGGCAAGATCTGAAAAATATTTTGGAGCCAAGAGGTGTCCCGATTGTTGAACGCATAACCACTTACCTTAACGAAGTTGAAGAACAAATAGGTATCAAATTATCACCTGAACAACGAGCCTGGTATGCCGTAACAGAAGCAGACCAAGGCGAATTTATGAAGCGGGAGCATCCGTCAACATGGAAAGAAGCGTTTGAATCAAGCCTAGAAGGAACTTACTTTAGCCGAGAAATGCGAAAAGCAAGAGAGCAAGGACGAATCTGTAAGCTGCCAGTTCATGAACATATAAGAATCGACACTTATTGGGATATTGGATACAAAGATCCTGTTGCCATATGGTTTGGTCAAGATATCGGCGGATACACTAATTTCATTGATTACTATGAAGATAGCGGTGAAGGCGTTGAATATTACGTTGATATTATCGAGAAGAAACAAAAGAAATATGGCTGGAAGATGGGTAAGAACTATGGACCTCATGATGTTGATAACCACCATTTTGGTTCAGGTGCATCTGCAAAAGAAATAGCAGATAAATTAAACTTCTTTTTCGTGCGCACCCCACAAATAAAGAGTGAGCAGGCCGGCATTGACTTAATGCGTTCTATTTTTTACCGAGCAAGATTTGATGAAACAAATTGCGAGAAAGGCATTAGTTGTCTTGATTCGTTCCGTAAAGAATGGAATTCAAAACTAGGTACTTGGCGAGAAAAATATATGCATGACTGGGCAAGCCACGCCGCTAAAGCATTTCAAACATTTGGGATTGTAGTTGGTAAAGCACAGCACAGTGGCGGACCAGATAGTAGTCACGCCAGACCAGTTGAGAAGAGGAGATTTGCAACGTGAGTATTTCAGAAGATATTTTAAAAGCACAAAAATTAATGAACGAACAACCTACGCCACAGTTCGGAAGAATAGTTGTATTTACCGATTCTAATGGAGAGTTAGTAGAGCATAAAACACCAGAATATACGGAGAAACTATGAGTCAAGCAATCTTAGTCGCAGACGGCAGTATGACAGATGAAATCGTTCATGCTTTTTGCCGTCAGTTCAAAGAGATATCTAGTAAACGAAAACTACGTGAAGCCAATATCCCGGTTAGTGATTGGTCGCGTAAGTACGGCGTTGATGTTTTGTTTGGCAAAGGTGTGAACCATGGATTAATACGTGTGCGTTTCATTACAAAAGACGATATTGATATTAAATTTGATGGCATTAATTTAAGAAAAATAGCTATGAACCCTGAGTTAATACAAGACTACCGCAACGATACGATTGAAGCGATTAAACAGAAGCGTCGAGAACGCGCACTTGAAGCGCCGTATGTTATTAAACAAAATCCGGTTAAAAAAATTGTTAATGCATTAACTGAAGGAATGAAAGATGCGATTGATGCTGCTAAAGAAAAAGGCAAAACAGTCGTGTTCGGTAGCGAGAAACTTCAATAATGGATGGCGCTCTTAATACATCGGGTTTAAATAATAGCGGTGTAGGTCAAGCCGCATCACCCGCATTAAGGCTGGTGTCTAATCAAGAGCTAGACAATAACGTACGTAAAGAAGCCGAAGCACGTCAACAGCAACCAATGATTATTGGTTTATCCAAGTATCTTGAAGATGCGTGGCAGGATGCAAGACAAGCGAAAGAACCAATTGACCAAATGTTGTTGAAGAACTTAAGGCAGCGCAAAGGTCAGTATGATCCAGATCAACTTGCTTTAATCCGGGAACAAGGCGGCTCTGAAATATTTATGATGTTGACTGCGTTAAAGTCACGCGCAGCAAAAGCACTGATCCGTGATGTAATGATTCAACCCGACGAAGTGCCATGGGGATTAGATCACACTCCTATCCCTGATTTACCGCCACATATTGAAAACAATGTGATTGCGCAACTCACTCAAGAGATTATGCAAGCAGCGGAAATGGCTGGTGGAGAAATACCGCCTGAAATGATTGATCAGCAGCTTTCAAGCATGAAAGAAATGGTTCGACTGGAAATGGAAGATCAAGCTAAGTTTGCAGCAGAGCGCATGGAGAGATTAATTAAAGATCAGTTTGCAGAAGGCGGCTGGAATGATGCGTTTGAAGAATTCCTTGATGACTTCACTACCTTTAAAGCGGCTTTTCTTGAAGGACCTATTATACGAAAAGAAAAGAAATTAACGTGGCAACAGATAGATGGTCAGTACATGCCTAAAGTCGAATCTGTTGTCACAAAATGCTATGAGCGAGTCAGTCCATTTGACGTGTTCCCTTCATCTGATTCAACAGGTGTTAATGACGGTTATTTATTCAAACGTACAAAATACAGTATTAAAGCGTTGAACAAATTGAAAGGAACACCGGGTTACGATTCAGAAGCAATAGCTCAAGTTATTCTGGAATATGGTCGTGGTGGCCTACGAAACTGGTTGGCACATGATTATGAGCGCGCAGTTGAAGAAGAGCGACCATACGAATATTTAAATAATAGCAGCAAGATTGAAGGTTTAGTTTATTACGGATCTGCCCCGGGATTTATGTTACGTGAATGGGGGATGAGTGACGAACAGATACCAGATGCTACTGAAGATTATGAAATAAGTTCAATAAAAATAGGTCGGTGGGTTATACGTGCTGCGTTAAATCCAAATCCAATGGGTGATCGCAATTTACATAAAGCCTGTTGGGATGAAATACCCGGTGCGTTTTGGGGAATATCATTACCTGAAACAATTCGTGACTTACAGGAAATGTGTAATGGCGCAGCTAGACCATTAGCAAATAATATGGGTATCGCATCTGGACCAATCATGGCTTATAACGATATTAGCCGACTACCTACTGGTGAAAAAGTAAGTCAACCGCATCCATGGATGGTATTACAATTTAAAGCTGATGATATGGCAACGGCACATCGACCACCGATTGAATTTTGGCAAGCGAAAATGCTTTCCCATGAATTAATTGAAGTGATGAATGAGTTCATGCGTAAAGCAGACGAAATCAGCGGTGTACCTGCTTATTCTTATGTAGGACCGTCTGCATCTGACGCGAATAAGACCATGGGTGGCTTATCGATGTTGCTTGCACAGGCCTCTAAATTTATTAAAAACGTCATTGCGAATATTGATACACGCATTGTTAAGACTTCAGTTAAACATACGTATATCCACAATATGTTGTTTGAAGATGATCCAACGGTTAAAGGTGATGTAAATGTCGTAGCGCGTGGTGCAACAGCCATGCTGGTGAAAGAGCAAAATCAAATCCGCCTTAATGAAGTACTTCGTAATTCAAATAATGAAGTTGATCTGCAAATTATGGGATTAGCGGGCCGTTCTAAATTATGGCGACAAGTATTAAAAACCCTTGATATCGATGTGGATGAAGTTGTGCCAGATACAGACGAACTATTACAAAAAGGAAAAAGCGCAAGCGCATTAGAAGGCGATATTAAAAATGAAATCGATGGCGTTGCAACAGAACAGGGTGATGAAAATGTAAATGTTGAGCAAGCCAATAGCCCTGTAAACAATGATGAAACTATTCAATAAATTAATGTGAGGAAATTCAAATGAGTTGGAGAGAACAATTAGATGTAGGTGGATTAACAGTTCATGACGATAACAAAACAACGGCTAATGTTGGCGTTCCGGTTGGTGGTGTGGTTACCGTAGAAGAGTTAGGTAATGCACGTCATCATTTAACAAAATTGACGTTAAATACAGCAATGCCAGCGATTGCCGGTGGCGCTGCACTTGCAGTCGGTAAACTTTTATACACATTACCGTCTGGTATTTGCGTGATTAATTCTGCTTACATAAGCCTTGCGCTCGATGAAGTGGATGGAAATGTTACTGCAGATACACCAGATGGCGGTCTAGGTACTGTTATCGGATCAGGTGTTGTTAATGTGCTTGGTGGAACACCGACCTTCGAGAATATTTTAACCGGACAAACATTTAATGATTGTAATGGTACGGTTGAGAATGCAGGTGCTAATGGTGGTCTGGTTGTTGATGCAGCTGATGCACATACCGTTTATCTCAATATAGCAGATACCTGGGCTGCAAGCGGTGAAGCAGCAATGCCTGTCACTGGTATCGTCATACTGGATTGGACCTTCTTAGGTGCTTAATAATCCAGAGGTAAAAGAATTACGTGCGCTCGTAAATTTAAGCGATAACCCTGATTTCAATATCATTTTAAATTGGTTTGAAAACAGTTTGCTTGATACGCGAAAACGCAACGATAAACAAAGGGACGATATATTACTAAGGATGGAGCAAGGATCGGCGGTAACAATGAATGGTTTACTAGATCATTCAGTAACCGCAATTGACGAGCTTAATAAGCTCACTAAATAATCAAGAACACCATAAGCCGTGGCTCTTGATTTCATCTTCACGAATACCGCGTAAGCGGCTCGATACGAGGTAAATTTTATGGCTGAACCAAAGTTACCAAAAGCAGTGATTGAAGCTGGACAAAAGGCTGATAAAAAGATCGAAGAACTACGTCAACAACAAAAACCTGACGAAAATCTGAGTAAGAAGCCTGAACCGCAACCGCAAGATTCTACCAATGCTGATCAAGTTCAAGCGATCAATACATCTGGAAACGAAAACTTGCAGCCAATTAATAATGAACAGCAAAATGATGCCTCAGATCAGAAGTATAAGGTCTTAAAAGGCAAATATGATGCTGAAGTACCCAGGTTAAACGCTCAAGTAAAGGAATTAACCGAGTCTTTTAATTCTATTAAAACCGAACTCGAAAGAACGAAAAAGGACAAAGCGGAAGCCGAACGTATAACTCTTGCAAAAGAGCAGAGCGGCGAAAGAACCGTAGAAATTCAGAAAATTAAAGAAGAATACGGTCCTGAACTAGCCAATCTAGTTGAGAAATTATCCGATGCACACGATGCGCTTACTACTAAAAATAACGAGTTGCAGAGTCAGCTTGATACCGTGGGAAACACAGTTAAGAGCTTTGAAGAAGATAGTTTCAGTAATAGCAACGATACGTTCTGGAAAGAAGTTAAGAGCAAAGTATCTGATTGGGAAGAATGGAACTCCCACCCGAATATGCTGAAGTTTCTAAATGAAATAGATGAAATATCCGGGCTTACAAAAGGACAGTTATTTAAATTGGCGCAAGATGAATTACGTGCCGGTGCGGTAATTAAGCTATTCCAAGACTTTAAAGAATCACAACAAAAAGGCAATGCGCATAAAGAAAATTTGATTAACAGTCAAATTGAACCTAATAACACCAATAATGGTGTTGGCGAATCTATTACTACTCTAAATGAATGGACAACATCGTCTGTGAAGCAATTTTATGACGATGCACGTAGAGGTAAGTACAAAGATAACCCGCAGGAATACACGCGCATTGATAAAGAAATCGTGGCTGCGCAAGCAGCAGGTAAGATTGTAAACAGATAATCCCTTTTATAATTTGAAATAAACGAAGCGACGAAAGTCGTTTTTTTTGTGCCTGTGATTTGTTGCGTTGCCACTTAACTTGGAGCAAGCGCAATGAGTGAAGTTTATCCAGTGCAATCAGGGTTCCCTGAACATTCCGGTATAATGATCCCGGAAGTATGGTCAGGAAAACTGCTTGTTAAGTTTTATCAAGCTACTGTGTTTGGTGATATAGCCAATACCGACTGGGAAGGTGAAATAGCCAACCAAGGCGATACAGTACATATCCGTACTACCCCAACCATTACTATCCGTGATCATAAAATCGGCCAAAAGCTGAGTTATGAGGCACCCACTTCTGATCTTGTCGATCTGTTGATTGATAAAGGCAAGTATTGGGCGTTTACCTCTGATGATGTTGTAAAGCATCAAGCAGATTACGGTTATCTTGAAGATTGGACTCGGGATGCATCTGAGCAATTAAAGATAGAAATTGATACCAGCATTCTTGCAGATGTTTATGCTTCTGCTGCTGCTGCTAATGCAGGCGCATCGGCGGGTATTAAATCATCTTCTTTTAACATGGGCGCAACTGGTGCACCTGTCGCACTTACCAAAGCTAATGTTGTCGATTATATCGTTGACATGGGTACGGTATTGGACGAGCAGAACGCGCCAGAATCTAATCGTTGGGTAGTGATACCGCCTTGGGTTTCGAACTTGATTACAAAGTCTGATTTGAAAGATGCATCATTAAGTGGCGATGGCGAGTCCATGCTACGGAATGGTCGCCTCGGCATGATCGGTCGGTTTACATTGTACTGTTCGAATTCATTATCAACAGTGACGGACGGTGCTAACACACCAACCAATATGATCTTTGGTCATAAATCCGCTTTAACCTTCGCCTCTCAGTTAATCAAGAACGAAGGTCCATTACGTATTCAAGACTCATTCGGCGATTTCTTTCGTGGCCTGCAAGTCTATGGCTACAAAGTGGTTAAAGAAGCAGCAATGGGTCATTTCTACGCTTACAAAGGTTAATTAACCCTACCGGATAATAGGGCGGTTTTGCTGCCCTATTATCTTTCATTTTTAATTTTACGGAGGTTTCCAAAATGGCGACTGTAGATTTAACTGCTGGCGGGGGCGAAATACCTTATGTGGGTTCCCCTAATGGCGCATACGTCAAAAAAAATGCCGTCGATTTTTCTGTAGCAAGTCGAAACGCATC